CTGCACTCCTCTAGGCCCTGATTATCCGAAAGAAGTCTTTATACGTACCCCCATTGGGCTAATAGGTTTTCTTCTGAAGACCTGTCATGATGATGAAAAGCGCCGTGCAAATATTAGTTCTATTAGTACAGCGAAGCTGACTCAAGTTGTTATCTCTGTTGCACAGGCGTTCGGCGGCGGGAAAGATCGTAATAGGTCTAAGATTTCAGACTTCTTGCCATTTGAGCTAAATGCAGAGAGTTCAGAAGTTGAAGAACGTACAAAAGAGATATTGACTAAACTAATAAAGAGTAGGCGTATTCCGGCACACGTTATAGCTGCTCTTAGTCCACATATAACCCCTGGATAATCTGTGGCTTCTTTAGGCGACCTTACACTATTTGTTAGCGCTGAAACAGACAGAGCGCAGAAAGATATTAAGGGCCTTGGCAAAGAGGCAGATAGGGTTGTAGGCAAAAGGCGCGAGATAGGGTTTGATTTTGGTAAAGCACAGAATGATATTCGCAACTTTAAGAGGGATCTAAAGGCTGCAGGTGAGGCAGCAAAGGTGGCTTTCAAAGTCGCCAAAATGGAGGGTTTCTTAGACGATGAGATCGAATCTGCAGAAACTCTGGTAAAGACAACAAAGAGAATTGGAGGTGGTCTTAACGAGGCGAGAAAGCCAGGGAAGTTGCTTAAGAGCACCTTTGATAGCCTTGGAAATTCAATCGTAAGTACTGTCAATAATGTCGCGAAGCTTGGTTTTGCGCTTTATGGTCTCCAACAAATTGCTGGAGTTTTAAAGCAGGCCTTTGGTGGCTTCTTTAATGCAACGATTGGGCAGAATATCCAGTTAAGGGAGCAGATCCTCAAAGCTCAGACAGCGCTTGCGTCTACAAATGATGTCTTTGTAGACGGCAACAAGATCAACGAGCCTCTGAAGGCTATTGAAGCCCTTACAGGCACCATTGAGGACCGTATTGACAGCATTCGGGAGCGTTCACTGGAGCTGGCTGGCATTACCAGTGCTGGCGTCATTGAAGTCTTTGGCATCACCGCGCAACAGATCGGTCAGGTTGGTGGTTCTCTGAAAGATGCAGAGGATCTGGCGATCTCCTTCTCTGCAGCACTAGGAACCTTCGGAGTCCCTATCTTCCAAGCCAGGCAAGAAATTGGTGCGCTACTCCGAGGCGATATTGATCAGAACGCTTACCTTGCCAAAGCCCTTGGAATCACTGGTGATGACATCAGAAAGGCCAAGAACAGTACTGAGGGGTTGGTTGCCTTCCTCCAGAAAAAGCTAGAAGGCGCTGTAGCTGGACAGGCAATTGCAGCAAAGAGCTTTTCAGGTGTTGTTTCAAACCTTGCCGACTTCCAAGAGCTGCTAGGCGCGGAGTTTGGTCGACCATTACTGGACCCCTTGCTTGCCGGACTAAACAGGGTCTTCGCACTCCTGACCTCGATCAAGAGCGAGGCGTTCAACGCAGCCAATGCCCTAGGTAAGGGTCTTGGAACTGCAGCCACCATTATCGCGGGCAGAACCGGCCAAAGAGCTGGTGAGGAGGGAGTGAGTAATGCAACCGTCGTCAAGGCGGGGCAGACAGCAGAGCGTGTCATCTCCGGGATTGGAGCAAGTATCGCTGCACTAGCAGCAGAACTTCAGACCACAATCGCCAACATTCTTCTTGCAGTAGGAGGAGTGCTTACAAAAATTGGTGATGGTATTGGCGCATTAGGTGCGGCCTTTGTAAGTCTGAATGTAGGAATCTTTAAATCCTTAGCGGGTACATTCGAGATTCTGTTGGGGATTGTCAATTCCTTAGCACCGGCAGTCCAAACACTCTTAAACACATATGCCGATTTCCTGTCACTACCTTTAATCGGTTTCTTTGCAGAATTAGGTGCTCAATTCAAGCTGCTTGATGCGCTTGGTGTCACAGCCATTGCAAAGCTACTTCTTGTAGGTGGAGCATTAAAAGCTTCATGGGCTTCAATTACGAAGTTTATTACTGCTGGTATTGCAATAATCCAAGCTGCGATAGCAAAATTGGCAGCGACAATAGGAACCGTATTTGCTGCAGCAGGTCAAGCACTCTCAGTATTCGCTGCAAAGTTAGGTGCGGCTGTCCCAGCGGCTGAAGCGCTAGCTGCATCGCTCAATAAGGTGGCTGCATCTGCAACTACCGCCAGTGTAGGCATCAAGAAAACATCCATAGCTAGTAATTTATTAGTTGGAGGATTCAAGAAGGCTGCCAGAGCTGCCCTTATTTTCAACCTCAAGCTTGCAGTAATTGTCGGAACAGTTGCGCTTGTAGTTAAAGCTATCGGTGCCTTCAATAGGCAGCAGCAAAAACAAGACGCTAACAAAAGAGCGCAGGAAGCCTACAAAGCACTGTCTGGCGAATTAAGCAATCTGAGTGACACAGCAGATGCTGCCAAGCTTGCCCAGAGAGATCTGGAAATGTCCATTCTCAGTGCTGCTTCCGCTGCTGCAAAAGCTGATTGGATTAAAGCATCTGAAAAAGTCGATAAATACACAGCCGCTCTTGAAAGGGCTGAAAAATCGGCAGACAAAGCCAGAATGTCCGGATTAGGTATTTCAGATGCTGGTTTAGCGAAGTTTAAGCTAGATAGAGCGATCAAGGAAAAGTTAGAGGCTGAGAAGAAATACTTAGATTTCATCAATAAATTAGAAGAGATTAATAGGAAAAAGAATATTGGAAAAGAGGTAGAAACACGCTCTAATGCTCTTGGACAGCTGAATGAGCGACTAGCTAAGGCTCAGCTCGCACTGACACGTCAAGTCACTCAGGACCGCTTCAACGCTGAGATGGAACTCTCACAGAAGCGCATTGATCTAGCTCGATCTGAGGAACAAGAGCGAATCCTCCAGATAGAGAACCGTAATAGGAAGCTTATAAAAGGCGAAGAGGGGGCATCAGCAGAGGCCCTTGCCGGTCTTGTCGAATATGCCAGAAGTAGAAACGAAGCTGAGGCAGACGCCGATTCACAACGCGAGCGGCGTGTTCTCGCAATTCAGAGACTTGAGAACGAGATCGAGAACTATAAGTTCCAGATCGGTCAAAAGGTCTTAGAGCTTCGTAAGCAAGGCGCAAAAATTGATAAAGCTGCTGCTGATTACGTAGCAAAGGTGCATGAGCAGATCATGCTTCAAAGAGGAGAGACAGCGAAGAAAGAAGCAGAAGCGGCTGGTACGCAGTTACCTGTAGCTGCTAGTGGCGTAGCGAGAGTCGGAAATACAGGAAGAAGTACCGGACCACACATTGACATTCGTGGCGGTAACAGAGCCACTATCAAACAAGATGCTATGGCGCTAATTAAAGCCTGGCAGAGCATGGGTGTTGAATATATTCAACTTTCCAACATTCAAAGGGATGTAAAAAACATCACCGATCCCGCTATTCTCAGCGATTTAGTAGAACAGGAAATTAATAAGCACGGTCTGCGAGTTCCCGAAGGGACTTTTGCAGCTGATATCGCAGTACCAGAAGGAACTGTTATTCCCGGAGCAACAGCACCATCAGCGCAACAGCATGGTGCCGCTGGTCACATGGCGAAGTTACCGAGCGGTAACGACATCCTTCACCTAATGAACCCCGGTGCTGCTGCCGGGATGACCAAGCCAGATGACTCTGCTCTTAAAACAGCTTTAGACACATCACAGAAATTCACCCCACCTGACATCTCCGGTATTGAAAATGCCAAGAGAGAAGTTAATGAGGTGCTGAATAAGATTGAAGATTCACAGATGCGTCTTAAGGCAATCGCCAACGATAGGCAGTTGACAGACACCCTTGAGCGTCTTGCACCTAAAACTCAAGTTGAACAGTTTAAAAATGCTACTGAACAGGCTAAGGCGCTTGGTCAGGCACTGGCAGAAAATGAAAACGTTGAACGTGCAGAGATTATTTCAGATCTTGCTGCTAGGAGAGTTATCGCTGAACGGGAGCTTCAACAGTTCCTTACAAAGAACACCGAGATTTTTAAAGAAGACGCAGCTACAAGAGATGAAGTAGCAGCACGAGCTAGAAAAGTTGTAGATGAGCGACTGGAGCTATTTGAAGAGGAGAGAAAAGAGCGGTTAGAACTACTGGAGATCGAGCGCGCTATCAATCAAGTCAGATCACTTGCTGCAGACTCAAAAGCTGGGACTTTGAGTACAACTCAGAACCTGATCACTGGTTCTGCTCAGATGAACGCTGGTATGGAGTTCGACAAGTTCAGAAGTGCAGAAATACTGGCTCAGGGTCGTATTGATGCGCGTAGAGCTGAATTGGAGCAGGACGGTCCAATGAGCGATGAGACTCTACGGAAGTTTGAGGAGTTCGCCCGAATTGAGCTTTTCAATGCTGAGAGACAAGCTCAGATGGACGCGATGGTTGAGCGCTTCCAAATGCTTGGAGATGTCGCAAGCGGCGTGGGGCAGGCCATTGGTGGGGCAATGACACAGGGTGTCGCCGACATCATGTCTGGCGCTGCGAGTGTGGATGAAGTCTTGAGCGGGATGTTTAAAGGTATCGCCGATAGCTTCATGCAAATGGCTACGAAGATCCTCGCTGAAATGATCAAGATGATTGTGCTCAAGCAGCTTGTCGGCATTTTTGGAGGCCCGACAGGTGGTGGTGGCTTAGGTTCAATGTTCGGACTGGGTGGCGGTGGTGGCCCCAATCAAGGACTTACTGTCGACAATGTAGGTCTTATGGAGTTTGCTAAGGGCGGCATTGTTACCGGACCAACCGCTGCTGTTATAGGAGAAGGCGGCATGAACGAGGCAGTCGTTCCTTTACCTAATGGAAAGTCTATTCCTGTTGACTTTGGTAAGAAAGGTGCTGCAGGAGCTGTAAACACAAATATCACTGTCAATGTCGACCAAGGCGGTAATACTTCTACCGAAATGACAGGTGATCAAGCTGGCAAACTAGGTAAAGCCATCGATGTCGCGGTAAAACGAGTCATCATGGAAGAAAGAAGATCAGGCGGTATGCTAGCCAATGGCCGACGTTAATTTAAGCGTTGAATTACTTTCTAATGTGAGCGAATCGTTCACAACCAGAGTCCGAAAATTTGGATTTGGGGATGGGTATGAGCAAATCGCTGAAGATGGAATTAACTCCAGAATTACTGAATACAGCATTACTACGCGGCCCTTATCAGATGCAGATGCAATCCAAGTCGAGATAGCTTTGGTTGCTGCGTCGAAAGGAGATTATCTTGTAATGACACTCCGACCTTTTAGCACTTCCCCGCGAAGATTTCGGCTAAAAGACAATTCGTATAACAAGCAGTTTATGAAAGGTCCTAGTGATAACCCAATAATCACTACAAATGGCCAAGCATATGTGATTTACCAATTCGATCTTGTAGAAGCGTATTCAAGTTAATGGCACGTTTTCCAACCATTGATATGGCGACGGTCAGTTTGTCGACGCCTAATTATTTGGCTTTAGAACGAGCCATTGCTGAATTAGAAACCGCTGAGAGACAATTTTATCGATCTAGGAGAGAGGAACTAAATGGCTATCCAGGTCAATCTAGTAGAACAACACCTCAAACAGAACGCGCATATGATGCACTCCTTGGTCCCACTCCTTGGACATACTCATCACAGTTAAGCAGAAGTGGTAACTCTCTAAGGTCTTCAAGTGGTCAGCCTGCCTTCTACGTACAGCTGCCCTCTGTACTGAACCAAGCAGTTAGTTCAGATTTTGAAGACTCTGATTCAAATGAATATGTCCTTTATTATCCAGGAGAAGGTTTACGGCGTATTGATCTGCTATTCACTGATATTTCATTTTTTGATCTTGGTTCATCAGGCAACGCTGATGACGGTAATGATGACGATCCTACGTCGATTACTTATCGAACTGGATTCGGTGAAATACCCGTTGCTTATGAATCCAATAGTCGGTTGTCAGGGAGAGTAGCTCAGACTTTATTTGTAGCAGGAAGTGAGTGGGACAGAATGGTGCGTGATGCTTACGATAACTATATTGATGAACTAGATAAGTACGAAGATACTTCTGGTGGTGGAAACTTTGATTTCTTCACTGGTGGATCACCAGACCGTCATTGGGATGGCTATCGACCGGAACCCAACAGCTTTGGGTATAACAGACCTAGCTCATTAAGTATCAAAATAGTAGAAGAGTCAAGAGGTTATAGCTAATGGCGCTGAAAGAAGATACCCTAATTTCTCTATTCATTATTGATGGTTATAGATCGGTAACGAACGGTAATTTTGGACGGATTAATATTGTCAGTCCTGAGTTGTCAGGCGGGCAAGCTGTAACTTACGTCAATGAGGCGGGTGCAACTGTTGAGTACCAACCCGTACCTGTATCCTTTGGAGGTGTTGAAGTATCAGGCAGTAATAAGCTGCCAACCCCAAAAGTTAGATTTGCCAACGTCGATGGCGGATTAACAGATTTGAGTAGAGATTTTGATGATCTAATTGGTTTTCGGCTCATACGGATAAGAACTTATGCCAAGTTCCTTTTGAAAATAGGTACATCACCTGGCTCATCACCAGATTCCAATGCCCACTTCACCCCAGACACTTGGTATTTCAATCGAAAGGTTGAAGAGACAAAGCTGAGTGTCAGTTATGAGCTTGCTTCTATTTTTGATGTAGAAGGCTTAATGCTACCTCGACGACGGTTGTATTCGAACTTCTGTCCTTTTGCTTATAGAGGGCCTGAATGTAAGTACGCAGGACCAAACGTTCCGACCAGTGGTCAATTTGACGGTTGCCTCAAAACACTTACTGCTTGTCAGCAGCATTTTGGTGCTCAAGGCCTAGCCCTTCGTTACGGAGGATTCCCTACCGCGCAAAACTAATGTCCAAGACACTTTATCGGCAAATTGCAACGTTATCCTTAGAGGCACAACCCGAAGAGGTCTGCGGTGTTATTAAAGACAATAAGGCAATACGTTGTGAAAACAAAGCTGATGTAGCAACAGAAGCCTTTCTTATCGATGCTGATACTTTTCTAGAGCACTTACCCGACACCATCTTTCATTCCCACCCAAGGGGAGCCAAAGGGTTTAGTGAACACGACTTGGTTGTAGCTGCGAATATGGAGTTGACATCATATGTGTATGTTGTCGAAGCTGACAGGCTTGAAAAATGGTCAGCTGCAAAAGGTTTAGAAGTATTTGAGAAGGTATTAAAGCCATGATGGAGATTACGCTTGAAGGAGTTGCAGGTAAGCGGTTTGGCCGTAAGCACAATCTGTATGTGCGTAACCCGAATGAAGCATTGCGTGCTTTATGCCAACTCATCCCTGGTTTTAGAGAGTTTCTTACGTCAGCACATGAGTTCGGAATTTTCTTTCAGGTAATTACCAATAACAGCAACAAGGTCGACTATGAGGGCTTAGGTCTGGGTTGCCAGTCATTCTCGCTGGTTCCGGTCATTACAGGTGCGCTGAATTTCTCCCTTAAAAACATTGGATTAGTCCTGGTAGGGGCGCTGCTGGTAGCTGTCTCTATGGGCGCATTTGGCATCACGTACGGAGCTGTTGGTACGGTTTCATACGGTCTGAAGATGGCCGCCTTTAGTCTTGGCGCGGCACTGATTTTCACGGGTATTGCAGGGCTATTCGCGCCCGGTGTTCCTCA